GTGGCACTGACAACTACAACCAGATGCTGGCCTGGGCGGGTGAGAACCTGAGCCCTGATGAGGTGTCTGCCTATGACGAGGTGATGAACAGCGGCAATGCTGATGCCATCTACTGGGCAGCCCTTGGCCTTAAGTCCCGCTATGCGGATGCTGTGGGGATCGAGGGAACGGTCTATACGGGGGCACGTGCTCCCAAGGCTGAGCCTGGATTCCGTAGCCAAGCAGAGCTTGCTCGGGCCATTGCTGATCCCCGCTATCGGGATGATCCGGCTTATCGCCTTGATGTAGAAGCCAAACTTGCTAGGTCCGGAGACCTCCTCTAATCGAGGGGACCGGGTTCGATCCCCGGTCTAGTTCTTGTGGAAGCTTTGGACCACGTTAAAACACCAGCCCGCTGCAGTGGGCCCGGAAGGACACCCCACGAAACGGTAATTACCCAAACTAGTTTTACGTGAAACGATCAATCGAATGGGCCGCTGGCTTGTTCGAGGGTGAAGGTTGCATAACTATTTTCCAGGCTAGAGCCGGTAACAACCGGAAGCCTTGCAATAGCACAAGCATTCAAGTCTCGCTGAACATGACAGACCACGATGTTATGCGTGATCTGGGAGACACCCTTGGACTTAAGGTAACTGGACCCTATGACTATACCAAGAAGGCTTACGCTTCCAAGCAGAACAAGCCCTTCTGGAAAGTCTCGGTCCAGGACAAGGCAGAGGTTAAGCGCATCCTCTTGCTCTTGCTGCCTCATCTGGGCAGCCGACGTGCCTATAAAGCACTCAACGCTCTAGACGTTATTGAGTGCGATCTACGCCCAGAGAATACGGACATCTCAAGACTCTAATTCTCTGTCAAGACAATGACTAATGTGAATCTTACCCGTCCTGGTCAGGTAAACCAGGCTGGTGATTCTCGCGCACTTCTCCTTAAGCTTTTTACTGGGGAAGTGTACGAGGCTTTCCGCAATAACCTTATTGCTAAGAACCTCATCCAGAACCGGACTCTCCGCAACGGAAAAGAGGCCCAGTTCATCCACAGCGGTAAGATGACCGCCGGTTACCACACCCCCGGTACCCCCATCCTGGGTAACGGTACTGGCACCGATGGTGCTCCCCCGCAGGCCGAAACCACCATCACGGTGGACCAACTGCTGGTCAGCTCTGCCTTCATGTATGAGCTGGACGAAGTGCTGGCCCATTACGACCTGCGCGGCCCTGTGAGCCGTCAGATCGGTCAGGCCCTCGCTGAGCACTATGACCGCCGGATCTTCCGTGTGCTGGACCTGGCTGCTACTGCTTCCAGCCCTGTGACTGGTGAGCCTGGCGGCTTCACCGTGAACCTCGGTGTGGGTAACGAGTACAACGCCCAGGCCCTGGTGGATGGCTTCTTTGAGGCCGCCGCTGTGCTGGATGAGCGTGCTGCTCCCCGCGATGGTCGTCATGCTGTGCTGTCTCCTCGTCAGTATTACAGCCTGATCAGCTCTGTTGATACCAATATCCTCAACCGTGACATCGGCAACACTCAGGGCAACCTGAACAGCGGCGATGGCCTGTACGAGATCGCTGGTATCAAGATCCATAAGTCGAACAACATCCCCTTCCTTGGCAAGTACGGTACTTCTACCGGCCCTTCCATCGAAGCCCGTGATTCGACCAACGAGAAGAACCAGTACGGCACCAATACCTCCTTCCCCAATAGCTGCGGCCTGATCTTCCATCGGGATGCTGCTGCTTGTGTGGATACCATTGGTCCTACGGTTCAGACCACTGGTGGTGATGTGAGCATCATGTACCAGGGCGATCTGATCGTCGGTAAGGTGGCTATGGGCGCTGGCCCGGTGCGCGTCAGCGTGGCTGGTGCTTTCCGCAACCTCGCCTGATCCCTTTGGGGGCTCCTATGTGGGCCCCCTTTTTTTTATCAACTTAGATCCCAGACCGGATCTTCCCCTCCATGCAAAGATGGCTACTAAAACAACGCTTCTTGATGCTGTAAACCAGCTCCTGTCTTGTGTCGGGGGCTCGGCTGTAGTTACTATTGACACCGACAACCCTGAAGTACAGACAGCAGTAGCAGTCATCGAAGAGACGACTAGGGCCGTTCTTGCTGAGGGTTGGAACTTCAACACCGAACTAGAGTATCCGTTTCAGCCGGATGCTATTACTGACGAGATCGCTATCCCGTCTAACGTAATCACCTTCTCCCCAAGCTTTGAAAGGCATGGGGCTGACTATGAGCTTGTGGAGCGTAACGGCAAGCTCTACGACAAGATCGCCCACTCCTACCAGTTTGGGGAGACGATCTATCTGGATGTCCAGTGGGGCTTTGACTGGATTGACTGTCCTCAGCCCTTCAAGGAGTACATCACTGCTCGGGCCTCTAGGGTCTATGCAAGCCGTCTGGTGGCCTCTGAGGAGCTTGTGAAGCTGATTGCCCAGGATGAGGCGATCTTTCGAGCCCTGTGTATTGAGTATGACACCAGCAGCTCTAAGCCCAGCATGTTTGGCTTGGAGAATGGGCAGAACACCTATATCTCTTACATGCCGTTCCGCACGCTTGCTAGGTAATAATGACTACGCTCTCTCAGCGAATCCCCAATCTACTTGGTGGGGTAAGTCAACAGCCTGATTCCCTGAAGCTTCCTGGTCAGGTCAGAAAGGCTGTGAATTGTATGCCCGACCCTACTTATGGGATGCTCAAGCGGCCTGGTCTGAAGCTGATCAGCAGCCTTGCTGGAGCCACGTCTGGGGGTCGGTGGTTTTCTATTGTCAGGGACCAAGACGAGCGCTATGTAGGTCAGTTCCTGGCTGATGGGTCTCTCAAGATCTGGGACAGCAAGACCGGAGCAGTCAAGACCGTCAACACGATCAGCGCAGGGGCATTGGCCTATATGGCTAACTGCACAAGCGAAGACTTTGAACTGCTGCAGATCAATGACTACAACTTCGTCCTCAACAGGTCTAAGGTAGTCGCCAAGGATACGGTCACTAAGTCCCCCGTACAGCCCCCTGTAGCCCTCGTAGTCGTGGCTCAGATTGGCTACGACGCTACCTACGAGGTCAAGATCAATGGCCTCTCTGCAAGCCATACAACGCCCACTAGCGGCTCCCTGACTGTTGCCTCGGTGGTATCTGACCTAAAGACGAAGATCGAAGCATTGTCGGGCGGTGGTGTCTATTCAGCAACCATTGCTGCCAACACCCTCATTGTCAAGAGAGTCAACAACACAGACTTCAACATTGATGCCACTGGTGGTATCAGCTCTACTGCCCTACTGGCTTATAAGGGTACTGTCCCTAACGCTGCTCGCCTTCCGTCTGTTAGTCAGAACGGGCTGGTGCTTAAGGTGGCCAACCTTGAGGATGCAAACTCTGATGACTACTATGTCAAGTTTGCTACCTCAGATGGCGGCAACGTAGGTGCTGGTGTGTGGGAGGAGTGTGTAGCTCCAAATACGGAGATCTACATCAACCCCGATACCATGCCCCATGTGATCATTCGGGAGACCAACGGCACCTTCACCTATAGGCCCCTGAGTGAGGCCGAGAAGGACGGTGAGGACCTCTATTGGGTTGAGCGCAGGGTAGGGGATGACACGACCAATCCCTTCCCCACACTGGTCGGGAAGAGGGTCACAGGGATGTCCTTCTACAGGAACCGTCTTGTGTTGCTGTCAGAGGCAAACATCATCTGCTCACAGCCTGGCTCGTATTTCAACCTATTCAGGGAGTCAGCCCTCGTACAGACTGACTCGGATGCTATTGACCTAGCAACAGGCTCTCTGCGTCCCGTAGACCTCCGCTATGCCATTGGTGATCAACAGGGTCTGGTGTGCTTCTCAGAGAATGGCCAGTTCATCCTCACATCAAACGAGGATGTCTTTAGCTCGTCTACGGCTAAGGTACAGCCATTCACAAGCTTCACAATCAACCCAAACGTCAGTCCTGTAGAGACGGGGCAGTCGATCCTGTTTGTAGATAACAACCAAGGCTTCAGCTCTGTCACTGAGATGCTGGTCACCTCAGCAGAGAACAGGCCCTCAGTGGCTGACATCTCCCGGACAGCGCCAACGTATGTGCCTGGAGATCTGGATCCGCTTGCTGCCTCCATCTCTGCCTCGCTGATCTGCTTCCTAGGCAAGTCAAACAGAAAGAACCTCAAGCTCTTTAAGTTCTTCAATAACGGAAACGAGAGGATCCTTGCGTCTTGGTTTGAGTGGGATCTACCAGGCAACTGCATCCACCTCTCTGTTGACCACGACCTGCTGATCTTTGTCACCGAGCAACAGAACGGGATCTGCCTGAGCACTTGCTCTACCCTTGTGGATATTGAGGGGACTGCTGTTAATGATTCGGGCACTTCGTATGAATACCGCCTGGATCTATTTAAGTCAGCACCTACGATGTCATACGATGCTGTCAATGATATCACAAAGGTCTACTTTCCGGCTGGTGCTTATGACTCAACCTTGACGGCTCTTGTGGCTACAAGCGAAACGCCAACCAACAA